AGCCCCTCGGGTTCTTAACTTCAAGAGTACCCTCTTCGACGATCTGACCGATGATCGAGTCACCCAGTTGGCCCAGGTCAACTTCTTGCATCGGACGGAGAGTCGCCCACGCAAACCACTGCGGATCATACAGGAAGGCCGAGAAGTTGGCCGCACCCGGAGTCCCCGTCAGAGTTTGTGTCAGACCCATGATGTAGTTAGGAACAACCATGACGTCACCGAAGTCCGAACGATAGATCTCAACCGACTGACGCAGGGCGCCCGACTCATCGATGTTACGACGAACGTTACCGTCACCAGCGTTAGAGCCGGTCGAACCCGCAGCTTGCGCACGCGCCGAGAAAGCACGGCGGTTAGCCGGGGACAGCATCAGCTTAGAAGCTTTGCCGCCTTGTTCGTAGATGGTCTGCATCAGAACATCGACGTGCGACAGCGACAGCGGAACCAGATCACTGGTGATCACGTTAGCAAACGTACCAGCCACACCCGCACCAGTATTGGTCGGAGCCGTGTAATCGGCTGGAGCTACCAGAGCGTTGACAATGTTAACATTGATCCACGACTGATAACCACCGAACTTACGCGTGCCAGAAGCGACGCTCGACTGCCAGCTATGGACCAGACCGAACTCTTGGTCACGCTTCATTTCGATACCACGCTTCTTCAACTGATACGCGTATTCATCGGCAACACCGGCTTGATCAACCGCACGCTTAGTACCCGTGACGGTAATAGTCTTCGAGTTGATCTGGCAGTAGGCGCCCAGACGAGTACGGAGCGGTTCCGCAGCTTGAGCCGTGTTTTGCGTAGTGTACGAAACGCCATCCGCAGCAGCGCCATCAACCGGAGCGGCCAGCTCGTCGGTTTGCCACTCGTGGAAAACAGCTTTAGCTTTGGTACGGCCAATGCTCGACAGGAACGGAGTCTCATCGCGAGAAATCATCGAGATGAAATTCGCCAGATCCTCTCGCTCCGAAGAATTCATCGAATTGCCCGTCTCGGAAGCCGAGCGAGCGGCGGCTTTCGGACCGCCGGCAGTAAATGTACGACCAGGCATGTTTTATTACCTCATTAGTGATAGAGTTTACAGTTTATGGCGGATCGTAGAGATTGATTTAAGAAACGATGTTTGATCTTCATTGCTACCTTGGCCACTCAGAACTTTAGTGCGCAGATTTGTATCTTGCTGTTTCTGCTTCACAGAGGCAGGAGTGCCCTTTTTCGAGGGAACACTCTTAGCAACCGGGGCTGCTTTACGTTTAGCCACACCGGTATCCTTCGCGGTTTTCAAAATACGATAGTCATTGATAAATTTGACGACGCGGGCATCATACACCAGCTCAAGCAATTCAGGCGGCAAGCCCTCTTTGATTGAGAATTCACGGATTGCTTTCGCCATCTTAGTGTCAAAGCCGGGGACGACAGTGGGAATTTCTTCCGCAAATTTCGCTACAGCTTTCTCTTGATCTTCCTTTTGTTTCTCTTGGATCTTCTTCGCTACTTCTGCAACAGAGCTTTCCCGCTTCTTACGAGCGGCCCAATACTTCTCTTGAAGTTCTTCGCGCTGATCCTTCAGTTCACGTTGCTTGTAGGTGTCACCCTCTTCGCGCGCTTTCTTGATTTGGTTCTCGACTTCAGCGTACTGTTTGGCAATGTCTGTCTCAGCAGCCATCAGCTCATTATGCAGTACCTGACCAATCTGAACAATTTCATTCAGCTTCGTGGCCTGTTCTTCTTCAATCTTCTTACGTTGCTCGCCAAGTTCACGTCCCTTTTGAGACAGATGCTGGTCAGTGGCGTAACCCTTGCGGATTTCTTCCAGACTCACATGCTTGATTTTCCCATCAATTTTGACAGGTACCATGTAAGTCCAATCAATATCCTCTTCGGTAGGCAAATCTGCTTCTTGGGTAGATTCTTGATCATCCTCATCAGTTTTGTCTTCTTCATCGGTTTCTTGACTCTGTTCTTCATCTGGATCAGTTTCGGCGTCCTCGGATGTCTCGCTTGGGACTTCATCATCTTTTTTAGTGCCATCCGAATTTTCCGGAGCTTCAGTCGTCTCATCTTCAGGTAGAGATTCTTCCTTCTTAGGCTTCAGACCAAGCAGGGACGCTGCGGGGCTGTTGCGAAGAATGTCATCGATGGTCGGGCCTGTACGCTCTTCACCATTTACACCATTGTCATTTCCAGCTGCTTCCATCCTTGCGAAATCGGCAGAACTAATTTCGCTGGCGGGCGTGGACGTAGAGAGGTGGGGTAGCATAGTTTATTCCTTTACTCGTTCTCAGATTTGTTTTTCGCGGCACGAACTTGCGCCATACGAACTTTATCGGCCAATCCGTCGAGGGCCGCCAACGCGTCAGTGATATTCACAAGAGTGGGTGCATAGTTACCTGCACGACCAACTCCACCGGCAGCACCGGTTTGGGCAATTTCACTGATAATCTGAGATTGGGCCAGCAACAGCACGTCGCGGGCTTGATTGATCTTTGCCGAGTCTAGACTCATTTATTTTGTTCCTTTTTAGCCAGCGCCTCTTGCGCCCGCATATAGTTGACATTCTTTCCAGCGGTCTCATAGCGGACCATCATTTCATTGACGGCACCAAGTGCCATCGCAGAATGGTAGTAGAACTCGCGCTCTTTAGTGCAGTGCGGCTCACTTGTAATCCACTTACCAAATAGTTCTACCAGAATGTCGAGATAAGCTGCGTTGAAAAACTCTTGACGAACTTGATCAACAAACTGAGCTTGGATCAAATTCTTCTGTGCCTCACGGAAAGGCTCGACCGGAGTATCGTCCGTACCTTGGTATCGCGGTGCTTTGAGTTTCTTCTCGTAACCTTCAACGAATTTTTTCATATCTAATTGTGTCCTTCCTATATGCGCCTCTTGCGCTAGGTATGTAGTGAGAACTGACTCCCACAGAAAGACCAATAAAATCTTTCTATTAGGAGCCAGCTCTTTTACCTGCCGCTGACGTTATCGCTGACGCTCCGGAACAACTTCATCCGGCAACGCAGCAGGAGTACCTTCGCTTGTCTTAACTTCAGGCGAACCCAACGGGGCAGACGCATCCATCGAGATAAGCTTAGTAGCCGTCATCCAGATATCTTCAATCTTCGGTCGATAGTTCTCCGGATCAAAGTTGGTGACACCGGCTTTAGCAGCATCAATAGACAGCTTCGCCCATTCTTGATAGTGCTTATCAATAGCGACAACCATCTGACGGGCATTATCTTGGAGAGCATTCTTCGACTGAATATTGGTCAGTGCCATTGTGGCCTTACGCTGCTCAATATCCAGATTCTTAATGAGCTCTTCTAGCTTACGCATCTTATCAGCAGCTTCTGCTTCCGTTTTACGGCTGGCTTCGGCCTGCTCAAGAAACTTCGGATCGGTGTAGTCCACCATGTAGTCTAGCGGATCGAGATCAAGAGCGGCCAGGGTTTCAGCTGCAATCTTAACGGCTGCTGCAGGATGAACCGCGCCACCAGCGCCGGCCGACTGAAGACCCGGGATGATCTGCTTACCGACAAGATCCATTTTGCGGAGCATACTGGTGTTACCCATATCACCGACGTCAGCATCGACCTCCATGAGCATATTCTCAGGGAGCTCAGACAGACTAACCGACTGGAACAGACCTTTAGCATCGTAGTACTCGATCTTATCCATATTCCTACGGATACACTTGTACACACCTTCAACAAGTCTTTTAATACCAGTTTCGACTAGACGACGGGCCATATACTGGATACGAACCTGCGCTGCACTTTGAACTTGCGTAACCTTTTGCTCAGAGTTGCCCGAAACATAGAGAACATCGTTGAGTCCTTGAGCAGCTTTAGAAAGACCTGTAGCTTGTTCTTTGTGCAGCTGAAGATACTCAAGAAGGGGCACTGTTCCCGGGCTAAGCTGCTCGGACTGCAGTACAGAGACAGCCCCATTCGGATTACCGTTCGTGGGAATCAGCTGCTTAGGTTTCATGTTCTGAAGCGCAGAGAAATCAACCACGTTAGGATCAGCCAACTTAGGCGCGTAGTTGGTCATATACGTATTCTCAACGAAACCGCGAAGAATAGCTGTATTGGCCAGAGTACTCGGGCGGACCATATCGGCACCGCTGAGGCCGACAAATTCGTACGGAATCTCGAACGGGACGAAGCAGGCAAGGTTAACGCAGGAGACGTCTTCTTCGACAATCTTGCATTTTCCGACGTAGATCAAGTGTTTCAGTTCTGCAATACCGTCGCCGTCACGATCTACCCGCATCCAGCACTCAACAACAGTTGTCGTCTTCGTTTGCTCGGTATCAAGACTGGCACCACGTCCTTGGACATGCGCCTCCACGGCAGCTACCACTTTTCGAGTAGTTTCTTCCGAAGAAACGATAGTTCCCGGTCGAATATCATCCGCCATATTCCAATCGATGGTTACATGGGGCCAGCGATTACGGATTTCGCTGCGGGTCATCTCTGTTTCGATACCGATGAACGTGGCGTCATCTAAAGTAGCAGCATCCCGGCTGATACGGAAGTTTTCTACAGGGACAACATCAATTTGTACTCGGTCTTTCTTGATTTTCTTACGAAGTCTGACATTTCGGTAAATATTGATGATGACTTTCTCACCATTAATATCCCGCATCTCAGGAGAATACTCAAGTGTACCGACTGATTCGATATCTTCCTCGGAAAGCTTGAGGTCGAGAGCCATTTGATCAATTTCGTCGAACTCTTCGAAGGAAAATTCATGCTCTTTTACAAAATCCCACCGGATTGGGGAGTTTTTGTACAGAAGACCTGCTTTTGTCCACGTATTTAGGAGCGACCACCCCGGATTATGCTTGAAAATGGCGTAGTTGGTGATCTCCGAAGCCTTCTTTGCATTATGGTAGTCCTTCGGGGACTTACCCATAGGCGTAAACTTGGCAAGCTTATTGTTATTGTACAAAAGCTCAGCCAAAACTGCTGTGTAACCCTCAACAACTTCGACCGTATCAGAGGAAACGATCTGGCTCACACCCTGCGGGGATAAGTGTCCTGTCGCGAGCATGCCATACTCAAGGGAAGCCTTCTCTCGTTCTCCAGAAAGAGACGTCCCGGCGATCCAATCACCCGCTGCATCACGGAGACCGCTCTCAACCAACGTCAAAAGGTCTTCATCTGTGATAGCTTCATACTCGGTTCCAATATCTTGGCTCTTGGACCGTTTTTCGTCAGTATTTTCTTCCATATTTATTCCTCTTTACGGTACGTATCGTCGGATACAGTTACCC